CTTAATCCAAGTGTTAAAAGTCCAAGTTTTTTGATTGCTTGTTGATGATGGTGTGCGGCTTAGATACGCACTATCTGCCGCATTAAACCGCAGAGACTGGTCAATGCTGTAGGGGTAGAAGCCGCCAGCCTGTCCTGATGAGCCTGCAATAATCTGGTTGTTAAACACTAGCTATAGTTCCCGGTAAACACACAATGGATTGAAGTTGAAGAACGAATAACATAATCAATTCTATCAACTGCTGATGCTGTTGTGGTAAGCGTAGGTGCTGTACCACCTGAAAATTCATAGTCAGTTCCGTAGGACAGGGTTCGTGAACCTGTGCCATCCTGCACAATAAAGATAGAGCCTGTCTGCCCTACCACTTTGTTTGTTGGGTTGGCAAGTGTGCGGTTCCCCCCAAGTGTAACTGTGAAGTTCTGATTGGCACCAAAGTCTGGTGTAATAGTGGCTCCATCAGTCAGGGTGGCAACCTCTACAGCAAAGCGTCCCTCTAGGGAATCACTACTTGTAGTTTCACCAAGTCCTGTAACATTAGAACCGCTAACGATTGATTTAACAAGTCTAGCCATAATTTCCTCTAGTTAGTTAGGGCAAAGTTACTAGCAGTGCTATCAAAACGAGTGAATGGCACCTGCTGGTCAGCATTTAAGGGAATGTTTTTAACAGTAGCATCGAAGCGTGTAAACGGTACACGTGCTGCAGTAAAGTAGCTACTTAGGTTTGCGACACTGAATACATCGTACACAGTAATGTCCACAACATCGCTTGCAGTCAAGGCAGTCAAGCCACCAATTGTGTTTGCAGTTGTTGTGTTGTAATCAGTGCCAGCAATAAGCTGCACACCGTTTAGCTTTACATCTACATATTCCCCATCTGTAAATGATAAAGTATTGCCGCTGTCATCTCCGCCGGATAGTGAGGTTTCACTACCTGCTGCAGTAAAGATAAAGCGTTGACGAAAGCCTTGCGTTGGGGTTTTACCTATGTATGCCATGTTATGTCCTTATGGTTTCGTAGGCCAGACTACATCATCTAGGCTGTTATATGTGTCGGTAATGTCACGCAAGGCTTGACGGTAGGTTGTTTGTGCATCTGTCATTGTTAAATCGCTAGATGCCCACCAGTCTGTTTCTGCAATCAAGCGATTACGTTCATTGCGTAGTGCAATCAAGTTGCCTTCCGCTACAGCCGCATCGTTGTCGTACTCAACTACGTTACCGTCAGCGTCATAAGCTGTGTCGCCAACAATACTTACTACCGATGTGTTTAATTTATAGATAGCTTCGTGTTTCATTGTGCTATCTCCATAAGATATATCTTGCTGCCGCCCATTCTATCAATATGCAAATACGCAGTTCCAGCACTAGCCTTATAATAAACAGTATAAGTTGTTGATGATGTAGTGCTTGGTGAATCTAAATACATCAAAGGAGACTGAAACCAAACATTTGCAGTCCCGTAACAACTTATAATAGCGTTTTGAGTACCACCGCCAAGATTTGTCGCTCCTCTATATAAAGTCACATCCGTAAAATTTGGAGTTGGTACATACACGCTAAGAGATGTTGAAATAAGGATTTTATTACTTGTGCTAGTAGGTGTAATTGACGCAGATAACCCACCAGTTACAAACGTTGTGCTTGCTGTACTTAGTTGTGTTGAATAAGTGCCTTCAACAACTTGAAGAATACTACCTACTGGCAACCCAGATGTTGCTACACCATCATTTGTTATCTTAGAAAGTGCCATTGGCTACCCCTATTAAATATCCTGTGCCGCTAAATGCGCCGCATACGCATCCTTTACAGCCTGTGTATGCACCGCCGCACAAACAGCTTGCACCTCTGCGCTTTCGCCGCTTGTGTCAGCGTCAGGTGCCACAACGTGTCTATGAAAGCTGCGGCTAATCTCAACGCCATCACGCTTGATAATAGTAGCTGTGCGAACCTGAACGTGCTTAAATTCGCCTACCGCTTCAATCTTATCTTCAACTGTTTCTTCTGTAAGTGCCATATTCTGAACCTTTATGCCGTTGTAGTGTAAATAACGCTGAACCAGATGTAGACACCAGTTGTTGCGTTGTGCAAAACAGGTTGCCACCCTACACTATCTTTGGAGCTGTAAAACTTTACTTGGGCGTTACTTCCAATATAAGGTGAGACGTTCATTGTTGCGTTGTCTAAATTAGCACCAGTGTTCAACATCACATCTCCAGTTGCTAATGTCGTGGATGCTGTAAAAGGCAAACCAGTAACTGTTATATGCCCACTAGCACCTGTTGTATTTACGTTGCTTATTTGCCATTGTGCAAAAACCAGATTTCCTACTTTTGTATAATATCCAGTTTCAGTAAGTGATGCTGATGGGTTAGTGGTTGAACCTTCCAATGTCCCAGTCCAAGTGCCTTCTTCATAATCATCAAGAATACTTGAGGTAGCTCCACTGCCAGCAGACGCACTAAAATCAATTCCATTACCATCACTAAATGTAATGTTATTTGCACCCATTGAAACTGCACCACTAAACGTACCTGTTGTAGCAGATAAAGCACCACTAAACGTACCAGTGGTAGCTTGTAATGCGCTGTTAGATGGATGTGTTACGCTTTGCTGTGCCTTACCTTGAAACACTACATAGAAATCATCAGTAGCTACAATACTACCTGTCATTGTCAAGCTAGTGCCAGCCACAGTGTAGGCTACACCGGGTTCTTGGCGAACATTGTTTACAAACACTTCAATATCTTGAGCAGAGCCAGCAGAAAAGTCTAACGTAAAGCTAGTTCCAGTTCCACCAGTTAAGTCTTGATAGCTTACAGTGCTAAAGTTAGTAGCTGGTATATTACCAAGATAAGGCATTATACTCTATCCCTTATGTAATGTCAAGATGGCTGAGAACAACATCTGCAGATGATGCTGTGTCAGAACTTACACGAAGAACATCTCCGGGTTCCAGTACTACCTTTTGGTCGCCCCCAACCACAACTAAAGAACCACCAACTGGAATCGGAGCCGCTTTAACAAGGAACACTGCAGATTCTACGCCTGATGTACGTGCTGAAGCATCAAGCTGCACGTCTACAGTAATCTGACTTGTTACAATGTTAGAGATACTCAGACCAATGATGGTGGTTTCTGTGTCTGCTGGACAGGTATATATTTCAGTACGTGCAGGAGATATAGTAGTTCCTACCGCTGTTACTGTCTCACATAAAAAAGCGTTTGCCATATTTTACTCCAAATGTACACTAATTATACCATATTTGTAATGGTTTGTCAAGTACTTTTTATTATCCTAATGCAATAGCTAGTGCAACTGCTGCACCATTTGCGAATGCTTGTGTAGATACTGTACCTGTTTCGTCAGGCAATGAGATTATTCTATTGTCTGTTGGGGTTACTTTATTAAATGTGGTTGTATATGTAGCACTAGCTTCTTTAAAGACAATACCATAACCATTAGGGCTAGACAGTCCATCATCTTCAAGGTTAATATTACCACTACTTGTAATGCCACTACCGAATGAACCACCAGTAAATGCATCATCTACATATTTTTTAATAGATTGCTGTGTAGCTAATGCAGTATCGCTATCTGAGGCCATGTTATCCTCATCAAGAATAGCAGTTACTGTTGCGCCAGTAGCAAGTGTCAAGTCGGTGCTTGCTGTCAGATTAGTAAACGTACCTGCTGCTGCGCTGTTAGCACCTATTACTGTACCATCAATCTCACCAGCAGCAATGTCAACTTTAGTAATATCAACTTCACCAGTACCGTTTGGAGTAAGAGCAATATTACCATCGGCTGCATCCTCTATAGTTATAGAACCAGAACTGAAACCTGCATTAGTATTTAATATTAAGTCACCTGTACCGTTAGTGGTAATTGTAACATCAGTATTTGAATCACCAACACGTACTGTGTCAGCATCAAGTTGAACGTCACCAATGCCATTAGGTGCTAAAACTACGTTACCATTTGTGTCTGTGCTACTAAGAGTATTGCCATCAAGGTTTAAGTTACCTACAGTAGCACCATCACCATTTAGCTTCAAGCGTTCTGCTGCTGTAGCACCTGCTGACATAGTTTTGAATACCATGTCAAATTCTTCAGATGTAGGTGTCAAACCTGTAGCTACAGATTCAATAACACCACCTGTTTCAATTGTGCTTGCTGCAGTCTCAGTTGAAAACTCAACACCTACACCGATACCCACAGCAGGTGTGCCTGTGCTTTTAGCTTGCAGCTTCAGCACATCTGTAACACCGTTGGTAGTAGCATTTTCTACATCAAGCAATACACCGACATCAGCTTGGTGTGTAAGCGTTACCTCACCATCAGCACCTAAGTTAATAACAGCACCGTCAGAAGACAGAGACACATCGTCATTTACTACAAGGTTATCTGATACTGTAACACCTGTTGTTGTTACTTCCAGCTTTGTAGCACCACCTTGCTGTAGTTTAAGACTACCAGTTCCAGCATCATTAATAATGCTATCACTTGCATCGTGAAATATTTCTAGGTCGTTGCCCGTACCAAAACGAATCTTGTCATTATCAATTAAGTCAATGCCTATACCAGCCGTAGTGTTACCATTGGCTAATATTTCACTAAGTTCATTAGCACCAGCTATTTGCCCATCCACATAGGCTTTAATAGATTGCTGAGTGGCTAATGATGTATCACTATCTGACACAAGATTGTCTTCATCAAGGATAGCAGTTACAGTAGCACCACTCGCTAAAGTAAGGTCAGTAGTAGCGGTAAGATTAGTAAATGTACCAGCAGCAGGTGTTGAAGCACCGATAGTTGTACCATCAATTGCACCCGCATCAATATCAACTGTACCTAGATTAGCAGAGCCAGACAGATACAAATCTTTAAATTTAAGGGCGTTAGTTCCTATATCTAGCGTATTAGTAGTCTTAGGTTTAATGTCCGTAGTACTTGCTATAAAGTCTTGGGCAGGTCCAAGCACAGTAATAGGGCCACCTTCGCCTGACGTGCCATCGTGCGAATGTCCTGTGCTACTGTTAAACGCTGCTTCAATGGCATCATATTCACCATCGAAGTCGGAGGCGTTAATAATGTTACCATCAGCAATATTGTTAATAGTATCGTTTCTAGTGTAGCCTGTTCCCATAGTTTTTACCTTCTATCGTTTAATCCATATTCAACTGTCAGTGCATCAATTGAGTATGGTGGGTTTTGGTCATTTGATTCAAACTGAAATGACACTGTAAATCCTGAACCAACAACTTGTGTCTGAAACAGTTTAAGTAGCTTTGTACCAAACCGTGTGATGCCAAACGTACCTGTTCCAAAAAATCCTACTGTACCCTGTGTGTTTTGAATACTGATAGGTGCTGGTTGAATAGTACCCTGACTATCAAAGTCTAACTTCAAACTTACATCAAATGCCACACTACCTTGCGGGTCAGTATACAAAAACAGTTTGTAAAATGTCTTACGTCTACGTGGGTCACTGATAGGCAAATGCGGTGTAGCAAATGTTGTTTGAATATTGATGCCGTCAAACGAGTTGCCACTTTCCATCTGATACAAGTAGCCATCGTTGTTTGCAAACAGCACAACTTCTACATTTTGATTGTAGTCACTATCTGCTACGTAAGCCCGTATGCCTCGTGTCTCTGCCCAAGCCATACCCTCACCACCTTGAGGCGCAAACTGTGTTGCTAGTATACCCTGAGAATTTTCTTGTGTAATATTATTATTATAACCAAGTATTCTATATTGTGACTTCTCACGAATTACACAACTTGTAAATGACGTGTTCGCAGAAATAAAACCTGTCATTGTACTCTGGATTGTTTTAGATACAACGGCTAATCCAAAGTCACCTATTCTATCTGTCCCGCTAAGTAGTCTTAGCCCGTCTGGACCAAGAAACATTACGTCACCACCTATTTCTTGTACAGTATCTGAATCAATACATCCAATGTCTACTGTGATAGGCTGCAGTGAAAAGTCTGCAATGGTAGTGCCTGTTAGCTGGTGAATACTGTTTTCAGTAAAGATAATTAATTGTTGTCTAAATACTGTTAGTGCGGTAATAGTGCCGCCAACATTTATACTACCAGAACCATTAGCAACAGAAAAGTCAGAATCTGTATAGGGTGCTGTAAATGTTAGTGTAGAGCCTTTAGCAAAGAATAAATGGTTTTTAACTTCTGCTACAAAAGTTGCGCCTATAACATCTGCGGGTGCATCTAATAATACTGTAAACGTAGTGTTGTCATAAAGTGCTGGTTCATTCAACCCATCAACAATTGCAATCTTTTCCGCGCCGTTAAAGTTATATTTAGCAAACCTGCTTTTGTTGGCACTTTCTCTGCTTGTTGATAGGAAAGTAATTACTGCGTTATCTGCTGGACTACTTGCAAGTGCTGGGTTAATTGCTAGTGTAGTACCACCTGATGTTACTGTAGCATTTGCTGTGACTGTATATATTAAGTCCACGCCAGCAATTTTAAATGCGTCACCCTCTTGTGGGGCAGAATCTAAGCCATCAATTATTAAGCTGCTACCAGTTTGGCTACCGCCATTTACAAGTGGTGTACCATAATCTGGTACGTTAATCTTTATAAAGCCGCTACCACCAGTTTTATATATGTCAGCGTTCTTACAAACAATTGCACTGTCTTCCCATGCCGCCAGACCAAGTGCAAGATAGTTAGATGCAGTGCTTATAAACGTAGCTGTGTCTCCGTTAGACGGATTAACAACCATTGTTTCATCTAGTGTAAGCGTTGCCCTGTTGTTTGTAGCATCATATGTTACGCCGCCAGATGCAATAGTGTATCTAAATGTAAGAAGTGCATTGTCGGCAGGTGATACAGTTAGTTCTGGACTAATGGTTAGCGTTGACGCTGTTCCTACTAGAGCAGTAGCGGCACTGACAGTATATACAGTATCATCGCCATCAATAGTAAAAGTATCATTAGCAGAGGGTGCAACATCCAATCCATCTACGTCTAGTGATGTACCTGTTTGTGTTCCACCTGCTACTAAACCACCATCCAGTGAGAACACATCCCCAGCTTCTGGTGTAGTATGTATAGCAGCTAGTATAAGACTTGTGCCACTTTGTCCATCGCCGTGTACTACAGGTGCGCCGTAGGGTGGGATAATAGCACTATCGTATTTATCATACCCTTCAATACGTCTGTAACCACCCTCAACAGAAGGTTCAAAGTTACGTAGTATTCGTGCGCTTCCCGGTGCGTTTGTACCTTGCTGCAGAGGGGAAAGGTTTGTTATAAGACCACCACGAAACTCGACTGGATAGGTTTGCCATGCATCCATTGTGATAGCCTCTTAAATACCGAAGCCTGTACTTGCTCCACCTGTAGCACCAGTAAGCATATACGACCTTACGTATGGTGTTCTATTAATAAGTTGTGAACGCATATGCTTAATACCTTCGTCAAATTTTTCTTTCATTACCAATGCGTCTTGTGTGTTACCTCTAAAAAGATAGCCGTAGTGCATTGCACCATCTATAATAATATGTTGAAATCTTTCTGGGATTGTAGGAACGTCTGTCGCTGCAGACAAATCTGTTGGGAAGCTATAGTATTCATACACCAGTTCGTATGCCTTGTCTGGTTCTGGTGTCATAATAAACTCTAAGTTTGGTGCCTGTGCTACCTGTGTAGGTACGCCCTGACCAAGAGACGAACTATACTCTTGTTCTACATATCTATCTAAGTAGTCTTCGTAAGCAATTTCTGTAATGCGTGTTGTAGCATTACCAAGAGAATTATTTTCTTTAATACGAAAAGATTGAAAATTAATCACTTTAGCATCCGCAGGAAATGCATAGCGGCTTGTATTAGCAACTAAAGTTGTTTCTTGTGTGTTATGATTAAAAGGCCAAAAGTATTCTGATTGATTTAAATATCTAATAGAAGCATTGACTGCATCTTTAGCTTGTGAGTAAAAGCCTGTAGCTGAAGCAAAATTAGCTGAACTGAGTTCTACCTCATTCAGCCTTCTGTTCACTGCATTTACTAAGCCAAGAAAATCATATGCCATGTTATATCCTCAAAAGAAAAGTGAAGGGGCAAGTTGCCCTGCCCCCTCAACTATTTAGGCAAGTTGGTCACGGTCTACTTCGTCAGCAGATGTGTCACCCATTTCAGTTACGTCCATCATGGCGCACCAAACACGTAGTTTACCTGAAGTCATACCGTCTGCATTTGTAGCAGTCAGTGTAACGTCAAGAGTGTTTGCAGTTCCATGAACTTCGTTTCCACCTGTTCCAGTGACTGATGGAGCGTATGCACCAGCAGCAGCACCGTCAAGGTCAAAACCATCAACGAACTTGTTAGGGTCAAGGTCTGTACCAAGTGCAGCAACAACGTCAGTGCCATTAGCACCTGTAATTGATGTTACAACTTCCATGCCAGCAGCCATAATCATGGTTCCAGCAGGAATGGTAATTGCCTGTACTACATCACTAGCAGACGGGTCAGCAGTAATGTTAGCAAAGTCAAGAGTGTTCTCAACCATGTAAACATTACGTCCACGCTGACTGTTGCCAGTTGCAGCTTTAAGGGCGGTAGTTACGTCAGCCATATCTTAATCCTCCCTTATGCCAAGTGGTAAGAGGCGTTAACAAGTGCCTCTGGACGCAGAATCTTACGTCCGTACAGATGCATACCACGAACAATGTCAGCGAAGCTGTCAGGGTCACGGTAGGTTTCGGTCTTGTTAATCTGCTCTGCAGTTGCAACAGCAGATGAATGACCTGCAACAATCACACCAAAGTTGGTAGCAGAGTTAGCACCCGCAAAGGATGGACCAGTACCAACTGCTGGCAGATTGTTAGACG